ACCACGGCAAACGCTGTTGTAAACGGCATTGTCGCCATTCAGTACACGGCGGAATATCGCCCGACTACGCAAGACGCAACGGTCATCGCTAACGCGTTTGGCCCCGGCGTCACGGCTTAACAGGCCGCAGCGTGAAGCGCCCTCCTAGCGAGGGCGTTTTGCATTAAGGCTTATCAAAAGGACACAAAATGGCCACAACATCAATCATCGCTGACGGCGCAACGGAGTTGGCATCGTCTGACTTCACGCTCGCCGCTGGCGAAAGCACGACGCTTAGTTTGCGTGGCGGCAGCGGTAACGCAGTGGTACGAGTCCAATTCAAGGATTCGACCGGCGCATACGTGGATTTTGGCGAAATCAACGCTCAGAACTCCGTAAGGGTGCTGTCCGGCATCGGTACGTATCGATGCTTGCGAAAAGCTAGCGCCGTGTCGTTCGGAGTAGACCGCTCGTAATGCTGCTTACTTCGCCGCTATCTTCGCCGCTGAAAAACTCGCTTAGGGATGGTTTTTCGCCTGCGGGGTCAAGTTTTGCGCCTGTTGGCCCGTTAACTCTGTTCGACACCACCGCAGGCGACGCATTCACCGCGCTCAATTGGAGCGGCACCGATGCGAGTCTGACCGTAGGCGCGTCACAAGTCGTACAAAACGCGTCAACCGTTCTAAATATTGACGCATCCGTGAAGCGCTCCGGCTCGGTCATTAAGCAATGTCTCGACTACTGGACAGTACGCGCGGATATTCGCATTCGCTCATGGCCTGTGAATGCCGCAGGGCTACGCTACGGAATACTGAGTTATGCCGGTTTCCCGTTTGGTGGCGAAGTGAAGCGGCACGGCGGCGGCGCAACCTATGCGCTACACAGCGCTGTGGTGAACGGCGGGAACCAAACAAACGATCCGTTGAGCGGATACGACATCACATCCCAGCCAACAGCCGTAATTACCGCCTCCCGTGAGGGCGCGTTACTGAAAGCAACCTGCAACTACGCGGGCACCGGCGACAGGATCATCACGGAGACAATGGTTTTCGCGGCGACGTCCTACGAGTTACCAAGAATGTTTAGTGATTGGGCGCTGCGGTTTGGCTCTGGCCAAATTGACGTAAACAGCCTGAAAGTTACCGCAGAGTACAAAAACGCGCGTTTTGCCTTCCTCGGCGACTCGCTCACACAAGGCCGTTTTGCGACAAATTACGCCGTCGGGTTCGCCGCGAAGATTCGCGCCGATTATCCGGGCGAAGTGCTGATTGCCGGTGCTCCTTCCGCTTTGTCTGCCGACTGGTTGACCAACATCGAAAGCATGAAGATGATGACGCCTCGTCGCGTATTCGTTGAGGTGGGCACAAACGACTTTATCAACGCTGTCCCGTTTGCGACGTATCAAGCCAACATGACGGCAATCATTGCGGCTTTGGAATCCGTAGGTTGCTCGGTTGTTCTTATGTCGCTTCCGCCGCTCGGAAATGCAACAGTGCGTGCCGTCTGGAATGCGTGGCTGGCCGGACTTGGTAAGCCGTATATCGATATCTACACACCGCTAGCCACTGGCGACGCGCTGAACGCCACCTACAACAGCGGCGACGCGGTTCATTGGAGAACCGCAGGCCACGCCGTTGTATACGACACCATTAAAGCGGCAATCGTCGCAAACGGCTGGTAATGACCCGCCCCGATTCCAGCGCATTAGTGCGCGAGTGCATCCGCTAAATGACGAAGGCTAAATGTGTCGGCAGTTGACGTAACAAAACCAACCGAAGGCGAGGCCACAACGGCAAGCGTTCGCGCGAATTTTGTTGCTATCAAAGCCGAGATTGAGACCGCAGAAGCGCATTACGTTGCGGCTGACCCGCACCCGCAGTACACAACCGACGCGGAAGCCACAGCCATTGCTGCCGCCGCGACGGGCGCGATCACGAAAGCCAGCCTTGGCCTCGGTTCCGTGGACAACACCGCCGACGCCGACAAACCGATCAGCACCGCCACTGCAACCGCGCTGGGTGGAAAAGAAGCCACAGGCGTTGCCGCAGCGCTCGTCACCGCGCACGAAGGTGCCGCTGATCCGCACCCCGTTTATGTGACCGCCGCCGAACTGGCGACGCTCGCGCCCAAAGACCACTACGTAACGCACACCGTGCTCGGAATCCTCTAAATGGCCACAACCCCCACCTACATGGGCACGCCGTTCTGTCCGGACGTCACCATCAGCGTCGCCAACGCAGCCCGCAACGGCACCGGCACAATCGTCGACATGACCGTCGCCCCCGCTGGCGGCGCGCGCATTGACGACATCTGCATCGTCGCCACCGGCACCACCACCGTTGGCAAAGTGCGCATGTTCCGCAAAACGGGCGGCACCTACAAATTCCTTGAAGAATTCGACGTCACCGCCATCACCGCAAGCGCCACCGTCGCCCCGTGGGCGCAAGACATCTACAACAAAGGCATCATCCTCGAAGCCGGTCAATGCCTCGCGTTCTCGACCGAAAAGGCCGAAACGTTCAACGTCATCGTCACGCGCGGCGGATCGGCCTAAGCCATGAACGAAGGCATCTGGGGCATCGCCTACGGCGCAGTGATGAAAGCGTTTCGCACGCGCATCAAATACGGCCAAGGCGCATCGAAAGTCAACTTCGAGGCCGTCGTGCTCGGCACCACCGACAACACCACCGGCATGATCCGCAGTCCGGGCGGCGCTGCCCCCGCGCTCAACTATGCCGACCTTGTCTTGCAGGTGCCGTACATCATGGGGCGGCGCGCACAAGCGTATGCTGCTATCGGTGCGCTATCCGTCACGCTGCCTGACGGTAGCCTTGCAGGCGGCGAGCGTCGCGGCCGTGGCGCTGTGGATTTGCAGTCGTATCGCGCTGGCGCAAACCAAGTCGCCAGCGGTCTGCACTCAACCATTTCTGGTGGAACCAACAACCGTGTGTCAGGGGTTTATGCGACGGCTGTCGGCGGGAGTGGCGGGCTCGCAACAGGCTTTGCTGCCACAACCCTTGGCGGCGAAGGTAACACCGCAAGCGGCAACCATTCATGTGCGGGTGGTTACGGCTCGACTGTCAATGGGGTCAACCGTAAATTTGCCTGGTGCTACATCGGCTGGTTGAACGGACGCACCACCACCAGCAACGCCACTGTCACGACCATGACAAGCGACGGCGGAGCAGTGGCCGCGACCAACGTCAACGCGCTGCCAAATAACTCCTGCTACGCATTCACCGGCACCGTCACGGCGCGCAATACCACGACGCAAGAGTCCGCGATGTGGACGGTGAAGGGCCTCATCAAACGCGGGGCCAGTGCCGCAACGACCGCCTTCGTCGGTGTGCCCACCGTGACCCAAGACTTTGCCGACGCTGCGATGGCCGCGTGCGCTGTTGCGGTCACAGCAAACACCACGCGCGGCTCGCTCGAATTAACGGTCACCGGCCTTGCTGCCACCACGATCAACTGGCGCGACGCGATCCAAACCACGGAAAACTACTAATGCCCGTCGAACAAACCCTCGCCCTCATCGCCGCGCTCTGTTGCACCCAAGCGTTCGCCTACGTCGGAAGCTTCGTGCCCACGCTCGACCGCAACGTGGTCACGGTTGAGTTCATCGACACGCAAGCTGCCGGGCCGGCGTGCACTGCGCTTGCGTTGCAAGGAGGCGTGCTCGATGTGGTGCTGTCACCGTTGATGGTGCAGGCCACGGCGTGCGCACGGTGGGAGCCATCCACAGTGATCGCGCCGATCAGCATCGGCCCCGGTTCGATCTGGGCGCTTCAAATTTTTGCAACGCCAGACGGATTGCTTGGACATGAATTCCTGCACACACTTAAAAAGGACGTACATCCTCACCTGCTGCCTTTTATCGAGTCTGATGGTGGCGTGCGCCCCGCCCATTGTTCGGCGAATCGAGGTGTACCCGGTGAACAACCTACAACAGACGTGCGATCAACGACAGAACGTCGCGCGCAACCCTTCCGGGTGCCTGCAAAAGACGAAAACGTCTGCGTCATCTTCGTTGACGACTGCTCCGTAAATTATTCAGACTTTGGCGCATTAGTGCGGGAGTGCATTAAGTGAGCGAAACACGGTGGGACGGCGGCGCTACGCGTTGGGACGCAGGCGCTACGCGTTGGGATTACGTGCCTGTGTATGGCGCACACCGTGGCAGCGATCACCCTTCACGCTCTGGTGCGCTGTCTATCGGTACGCGGGCAAATAGCCAAACATCGGCGCGCGGCATTAGCGCAACGTCACTCCGCAACAACAAACAAACTTCACGCAGGTAAATAATGGGCTTCAAAGTCATCACGCCACCGACAGAGCCGGTGACGCTGGCAGACGCTCGCCTGCATTTACGCGTTACCGACACGGCAGAAGATACGTTGATTAGCGCGTTAATCACCGCTGCGCGTGAGTATTGCGAGCACTACTTGCAGCGTGCGGTCGGTTCGCAAACGCTGGAACTTGCGCTAGACGAATTCCCCGAGGGCGCTATCGAATTGCCAATGGGGCCAGTTACCGCGATCACGTCGATCAAATACATTGACGCGAATCAGGCAGAGCAAACGCTGTCCGGCTCGGCTTACACACTAGACGACTACTCCGAAAAGTCGTGGGCGATTCCCGCTTACGACACAGAGTGGCCTGAAACGCTGGAAGCCGCAAACGTCGTGAAAGTTCGCTACGTTGCGGGCTCAACGCCTAGCGCGGTCATCGCCGCAATGAAACTCATCATTGGGCATCTCTACGAAAACCGCGAGCAATCGATTGTTGGCGTGTCGATAACCGAGCTTCCGCTAGGCGTTAAGGCGTTACTCGACACTAAACGGGTTTGGTCATTGTGAGAGCGGGACGGCTGCGTGACTCGGTTGTGATTCAGCGACCAACTACCGCACGTGACACCTTCGGGCACGTGACCGGATGGGAAACAGTTTCCACGGTTTGGGCGAATATCAAATCAGTGAGCGGTGCCGAACGCCTGCGTGCAAACGTCACCGAATCGCGAATCAACGTAACGATTCAGGTTCGCTACTCGGAAACGCTAATGCCACCAATGACCGCTGACGCGTGGCGCATTGTTCACGGCGTTCGCACCTTTAGCATCATCGCGGCGCGTCCTGATTTTCGCCGCACGGAGATTATTTTTGATTGCAGCGAAGGAAGCATTGATGGACAGTGAGAAAAAGCCCGCGAAGCCTAAGTATGTGTTCGCCAAAAACGGTGAAAACAATCACGGCGCATTCGCCAAAGGCCAGCCCGTGCCAGCGGATTACCCCGTGTTGGTTGATTACCTGAACGCCGGAATCATCAAACGTGGCTGAAATCGAAGTTCACGGACTGGCTGACTTGCAGAAAATGCTAGACGGCTTGCCCGCGAAAATCGAATGGAACTTAATGCGTGGCGCGTTGCGTGCCGGTCAAAAAGTCATGCTAGACGAGGCGAAGAGACTAGTCCCCGAATACCATGGCGAATTAAAAAAGAGCCTCAGAATTTCTTTTCGCAGAAAAAGCAAAAAATTCGGATGGGTGCGAATGCACTTAGTCGCAGGTAATAAACAAGCTTGGTATTCGCATTTGGTTGAATTTGGAACTGCGAGTTTTTATACAGGTTCAGGGCGTTCTGTCGGACGGCCCTACGCGATCAAGCCTAAAAAAAAGAAGGCCATAGCGTTCGGAGGAGGTAGCGCAATGGGTGGTGGTGTCGTCGTGTCCGGCGGGATACATCCGGGCATTAAACCAACATCATTTATGCGGCGCACTTTTGACACTATGCAGCAACCAGCGTTGCAAACGATGGCCGACTACTTGCGCCGCCGAATCCCTGTTGAACTGGCGAAGCAATGAGCATTGAAACGATCATGGCGACGTGGCTAGGTGATTCCACGATCACCGCGCTTGTGAGCACGCGCCGCGCACTGTCACAGTTGCCGACAAATACCGCATTTCCCGCGCTGGTTTATCAGGTTGTTGACATGACACCGCAGCCGGTCGTGGCGTATCAGGTGGGGGGCGCCCAACGCGCACGCGCGCGAGTACAGATCAACCCGCTAGCGGCAACCGTTACGGAAGTGCAGGCCATTCACGCCGCCATTCGCGCGCTGTTGGACTTTAAGCACTCCGTTGTCATCGCTGGCAAAACGATTGTGTCGGCACGTCTTGAACTCTTAGGGCCGACCGACAAAGACAACGAAGCGGGCGTGTGGACACAGCCCGCCGATTACACGATTACATGGGTCGAATGACCCTCTGAATTCCCGCCCGTTCGGGATGCACCGTAAGCCGCTACTCAGCGGCTTTTTTTATGTCTGAAAGGAAAACATCATGGCAGTACGCACCACAGCGGGCAGCACTTTTAAGGTATCTGC